CCCCCCTCCCCCTCTCAATACCCCAAGACTCTGAAACTCTTCGAATCAGTTTAAGAGTCAGAGAATTCTTTCTGAACTTTTCTATAAACTCCTAAAACATTTTCAAAAACAATTTCATCAATAGCTTGCTCGTTAGCTAGTTCGATGTCAGCTTCAGACATTTGATCGCTGTCGATGAGTATTCGTGCCAAGAAGGAAGCAGTGTGATACCCTGACCTGATGTCCCAAGCATTCCATGCATCGAACTCATCAAATGGAGAGTAAGGATTGTCAATCGTAGTAAGCATGGATCTAATCATGGGGCTCCTTTCTCTCCTCTTGATTCTATCACACAGATCATCGCATCATTCATTAAGTCATCACAGCATTAGATCATGCTATACTCTTGTCCAATGTACTAAGTGAAACACCAAGACTGTTTGCTACTTCTTTCCTAGTATACCCTAGCTCTAGCATGTCCTTAGCTCTATTAGTCTTAGCTGATGTCATTAGTACATTAGTACTTGGTGTAGCGTGCTCACGTACTATGTCCATGTTAGCATTGTTAAGTATCTCATCAAGCTTAGAGGCACTGATAGCTCCAGCTTGAATAGCATCCCATTCACTTTGACTAATCTCAATGGCATGCTTCTTAGCGCCTACTCTAGCACGGGCTGTTTCAAGAGTTTGAAACTTAATCTTACTAATATTTTCTTTACTTAAATTAGGGTTGTAGTCCCGCCTGGCCTGCACCATGGTGGCGGCTACCCTCTGGGCCTGCCGTTCAAGTGGAGCATTGTGCTTAGCAAGAGCAAGCTTAGCATTGAGAGACTCCACCTCCTTGGCGTACACCTTCTTAGCAGAGGCGTTTTGTTTGGGACGGGGGGTATTAAATGCATCAAGCCTAGCTTGATTAGCTAGAGCCTTCAGTCTATTAGAATGATCGGCATACATTCTCTCAATAGGACTAGGATGTTCACTGAGTAAAGTACGTGCATCAGTAGCTTCTTTTAGTTTAGTAGTTTCAGTCATAGCAGGCTGACCCTTACGCTTACCACTAGTGATGATCCTATTCGTAGGCTCAAACTTAAGTTCACCTGTGATAGGATCAATAGGGCCACCAAGCTTTGCGCTTCTAACTTTTACTTCTGGAATAGATAGTCTTGCTTTCTTTCTTGAGATTACTGTTGATGCACCACCAGTAGGCTGATACTTCTTCTTAAGATTCTTAATTCCATTATCAATGTAAGATTGTCTATGATTTAAGTTGTGATTCTCTGCATCGATAACAACCATTGAATGTTTGACAGCAGCAGCAATGTCACTAGCTGGAGCTATCTGTAATGACATGTCTGTTATTAAATTAGAAATCTTACCCATTTCAGTCTGTTTGTTTCTCATAGGAGGCATACCAGGATAGCCAGGGTATTCTGCCTTAGGGTCAAAACCTTTAAGATCCTCAAGCGAGGGTAATGTCTTAACTCGTCCGTTGTTATTGAGAATTACATTAACTGTATCACCATCAAAATCTGCACCGGATAGTCTCTCAGCAACAGTATGATGAATACCAATAGCATCTTGAGATTTAGGACCTATTAATCTTCTTCCTTCAGGATTCTTGTTATTAACAGTCAATTCTGGAATCTCAAATGGACCACCATGTGGGTGACGAATCAATACAACTCGATCACCATTGTTATAGTTAGGAGCAAACACTTCTGTTTCTTTAATCTTTGACAAAGGGAGAATCACATGAGTTGCTTGATGTGGAAGTGATGCTGCTTTTAAATGAACCGCAGCAGAATCGGTATTCATAGCAAAATCATCCAGCAATCTCTTACGAACTACTGGATTTGTAAGAGCCTTTAATTCTTCGTGATCTGCCAATCGTTGTTCATAAGTCATATCAAGTTGAGTCTTAACTAAAGTAGGACTCTGCTTTGACAACATTTGTGATGAAAGATTCTTAGACCAAGTTTCCCATTTACCTTGATCATAAACAAGATTCATAGCAGAAGTAACGCTATCGTCTGGGTTATGAATTTGATTAACAACAGATCCAAATGGATACTGTGGAAAATCTTTATCAAGGGGCTTCAATGCATCAAGTTTATTCCCTGTGTCTTGTTTATTAGTATTAAACACAAGATCAACACCATCAGGAAGATCATCTCTTACCATAGCCATACCTTTAATAAAATGACTATCCCCAATTTGAATACGAACTTGTGCATATTGAGAACCATTAAGAGATAGATCTGGAATACCAGGTCTAACAAAAACTACCCCATCTGCTTCCTTGCCACCCTCATTCTTATATCGAACAACAAGTCTACTTGGGTCAATTGGAATCGGAGGTTTCGGTCCAGAATAGGTTCTACCATTATCTTTTGATGTTTGAGTAATATGTTGAATAGCATTTCTATTTGTAAATACTTCTCTTTGAGTAGTTCCTGGAGTACACAATACCAAAACATTAGTATCATGAACAGTACTTTGTTGCTTGATTTTAACCGTATGAACTTCGTATCCTCTATTAGCCATTACTGAAATTGCTGTTTCTAATTCTGTTGTAGAAACACCAACTTGACCAGGAGCTACAATAAAACCTTCAACACCAGTACCAACATCAACCATATGTTTTGCATCGACTTCTTGTTTAAGCATACCAACTATAGCTTCAAGTTTCTGATTCTTATCATCAGCACCTGGTTTAAGAAGAGCTCTTACGGATGATTCTCCTGACAAACCCATTCTTTCAGCAATTGCACCATTAGACATTCCTTTATCATGCAAACGCTGAGCCATAGCAACATCGGCTGCTTTTAATTGAGTCTTGGCGGTAGATTTTGCCAAGCGAAGATCGTGAATACTAATATCATACGATTCAGAAATTTGTTTTTGAGAATATCCCAAACTTTCCAAATATTCTACATGATCAAGAAATGATTTATTACGAGTGTTTTCGTATTTTCCCGATCCCCAAGGATAACGACCTGATCTACGCAAAATACCATAATGCAAAATATCATCTTCTTCGATAAGCATTAATGTCACTCCCTTCTAAAACCTATCGGAAGCTTTCATGTGCTCAATCTGTTGGTCAAATATAACTATCTTGTTCATAATTTCAGAAATAGCTTCGGGGAAGGTTTCAAATATCCTAACATCATCTCTTTGATAAATTCGAAGTTCAATTTCAATATCAAAAGGACTGATTCCATATTCTAAACAAAACAACGCGGCATATACTTCTAGTTGACGCTCTGATGCAACAATAACACCAGTTTTCAAATCATGAATACGAAGTTTACCTCTTTGAAACGAAATGGTATCTGCAGTACCAAAACAATTCTCGGAATAATACAATGGCTGCTCACAAACCATTCTATATCTAATTGCATCATTAACATATGTTGATAATGCTTTATTGTTTCTAGATAAATTAATTCCGAGACGAATTGCTTCATGAGCAAGATTGTGCAAATCTGTTCCACGTTGTGCTGCCATAGCAGAAATATAACGAGCTTCTAATTTATCATCAGTATAGTTAACCCAATGATAATTACTAGGACTAAGAAATGCGTGTCTCTCGTGCAACTCCGAATGCGTGTTGAAGATCACTTAACACAGCCTCCTCATTTTCTGGATTTATAAATGAGGCAAATGACATTTCATTAAGTAATCCAACATAATATTCTTGATTTGGTTGCACTCTAGCATTAGATGAAACTTTAACCTCAAGAACAGCCCACCTATCATGGTACAAAATTAGAATATCTGGTACTCCTTGAATATAACGAGGATCGTTTCTTATGATAATACAATCAGGAAATATGATTGCAATCCTCTTAATTAGTTTATTCATATACTGAGCCTCATTCATACGATATGAGCCTTACCAGTATATTCAGCGCCATTCATTCCGTAAGCACAAATACGCTTCGATCCATCCGCATTAACTCCACGAACATCCCATCCAATGATAGGAACTGAACCAGGAATGTTCATGTAAAACGGCATTGCATCTCCATGAAGTGTGCTTACACCACCACCATCCCAAGTAATTCTGAAACCCCAGCATGACCAAACTCTTCGTGCTTGAGTATCAATATACCCAAAAGGTTGCTCGTTATCCTTTGCCGAAGCATTGGCCAATCCGATTACAACCATATCATCAACTCCTCCTCCAGTATCAGGCGGTGGCTTAGGAACAGGACCCGGACCAGGAAGCTTTAATGCTTCTGCGACCCAACTTCTAAATTGAGCAGGATCAACTTTAGTAGCCGCATCAATTTTATTTGCTGGATTCCATTCTCGATGTTGGCAAACCATGTCTGCTCCCCATCGACCCTTTGCCATTGCAGCATGAAATCGGGCAGCAATACGTTGACGATTTTCAGGAAGAGGTACGGTTCCTGTGTGCTCAATTTCCAAACCAAATACACTTGAGTTACCACTCAAGCCTCTCCATCCACCAATACCAGCATGATTAGAAACACCCGCCGCAACAATATAAATAATGTCATTTCCATCTGGTTCACGACTTTGAAGCGCATTGGCGAGTGGTCCTGGAGCACTCCCAGCAAATCCAGCAATAACTCCATTCAACGAGGGAGTTTTACCATTAGGACTGCCTGCTGTGTGATGATTAACTGATCCTCTAGGACGAAAATCATAAGGACGTCCTCTAACTTGCCATCCAGCAACTTCAATTACACGAAGTCCCGCATCCCTACATCTTTGCGCCATCGATGTATCATTCGGCACGGAACACCTCTTTCCATTCTTCCGTACGCTTTTCAATAGCCTCTACATCTGAAGGATCAACATCTGCAAACAAAACCACGCCATCAATATCATCGTCTTGTGTGGGAGTTGGTTGCAAATCAGAATCACACATTCCGTCTAGTTCTTCCTCTGATTCAATTGTGTCTCCCATCACGACCTTTCTCTACCCCACAACATCCATCCAAGCCAAATACCAAGTGAAAGCCAAATTAGTTGCAATAATAACAAAAAAGAGACAAGTAGCAACCATCTCCTTCCAAAAAAAACGCATCTTCTTCTATTATAACGGTTGTGATTCTTGCAGGTTAGTATATTTATACATCTCACCACCAGGAAATACACGATATCCTTCATTATCAATAGAATAACGAATATCTTTAAACAAACTTCCAGTAGTGATTGCCGCAACATATATGCTATCGTATTCAACGTCGTTTACTACATCTACAATTGGACCAGAATGATGCCATGGCTGAAGATTATAGAATTGATGAAAATATCTCCAAGCAAACCACCTTGGACGCCATGCAATATTATCAGCCCGGAGATTATTGTTGTTTCCATCTAACTGAATTGGAGTATCGAACAAATCTGTCTCACCTGGAACGAACGCTTCCGCAACCAAGCGCTTCACAGAACGTCTGTGTTGCCGATTGGGGTTTCCCGTATGATTTTCTGACATAAGACCAACCGTGAGAATACCTTGAAGTGTTGGTGATAAAACCATTTCTCTTCCTGTTAGAATGTTATAAACTCTTCCCAAATTACTTACTTCATACCTTGGAAATTCATAAATTTGCTTCCTTTGTTCAAAATCTCCATAATTCATAACAATCGCCTCCAGTTTGTATATTTTTTAAGAACCCATTTATCCGATTTGGATGTGTTTAAACCATTGGTCGTATTTTACTTTGTATATTTTTTAGGAACCTATTTGTCCGATTGGGATGTGTTTAAACCATTAGTCGTATTTTAATTTGTATATTATTTATCTAAAAATGAGTACCACTTTCATCAATATATATACTATCTACCTTAGTTCGTATATTATTTAATGTATAAAACATGACAAATCGCCCTCATTTTTCGTCATATCCGGCACCGGCGGCAAATAACACATATTAAAAAAAGTCTTAATAATAACACACTTACTATATATATTCTACGTTTATATACTATATCTATACTCCTTATTTGAGTTAAAGTAGTATTTGCCAAGTGTACATATAGAGGTGTTTTACCTGATCAGAGCACATGCAAACCACCGTTTATCATTCGTCAGCACCATATTTATTTGCCGGAAATCCACGATTTTCCCAACTTGAAATGCCATT